TTATAGCGGAGACTCTGAAGGAGATGAAGGAAGAGACGACAGATACAGCTAAATTGGCGGAGCTTAACAGTCAAAAAATTGACCAACTGAGTGACTCTTTGAGCGATCAGGTAAAAATTAATGAGCAAACATCTGACCAGTTGAAAACTCTGATAAATTTAATGATTCAAGATAGGCGATGAACTTGAAGTTGGTCATTGCTTTGGTTGTGATGACCGAGTCAGGAGAAATAGATCCTGACAAAAAATCGTATTTTTTGAACCCACAGCATTGCGAGTGGATCGTACAAGAGATGACTAGAGAGCGTCGATATTTTCATGGCTTTGAAGAGGGCACGATATTTTGTAGGCCAGAGTTTGTGCCCGCTGATACTAAAATCACGAGGCTGAACGTGGTTCCAATGCCGGTTGAAGAAGAAGAGCCTGGTTTAGCACCATAAATTTGCGATGAGTTATAAATCATTATAAAATAATGTAAACATTTATAACTTACGGAGAAGAAAAATGGCAGAAGAAGAAAAAAAACCAACTATCACGGTTAATGAAAAAGAGTATTTAGTTGAAGAGCTAAATGATTCACAAAAAACAATGGTGAATCATATCTTGGACATCAATCGGAAGATTGGGCAAACTCAGTTTCAACTGGAACAATTGCAAGTGGCAAGCACAGCGTTTAATAATATGCTGACACAGCAGTTAGAAGCTGAGGAGGAAGAAAAGGAAACTCATTAGTGGCAACCGTTAAAGAAAGTTTAGCGAGGTTAGAGGCGCATGAAAAGGAATGCGCCTTACGCTATGAGAATATAGAAAAAAGATTAGACGCGGGGAGTAAAAAATTTGACCGGTTGATGATGATGATAGTGGGTGTTTATCCCTTTATCTTAGCCGCAATTGCATTAGCAAAATGGATGTGACCGATGAGTTGGTTGGAATTATATAATGGTGAAGGCGCAAGATGGTGGATGATAATCGTGTTGTTTCTTTTCTGGGGTGGCCTGTTTGCATACATATATTTTTTTGGCGGAGAGCCCGACACTAATGTTCCAATCAACCCGACAGAAGAAAAGTAATTATGACTCCCAAAAAATTAGAACCTAAATCAAAATACGCAGAATACGATTTCGATGGTGATGGCACTGTGACTGATGAAGAAATCGCCAGACACAATGAAATACTCAAACAAGAATTAGCAGAAGAAAAAGCAGACACACAAAGAAGAATGGCGTGGGTCGCTATGATCTCAATGATCCTTTACCCGCTTGCATCACTCATCATTGCTGAAGATAGACTTGATACATGGAGCGCTATGAGCGACATGATATTTTTAAGTCAAGCCTCCGTCATCGGTTTGTATTTTGGCGCAACAGCCTATATGGCTAAAAAATAGGAGATGTTATGTTAGCAAATTTAATTGGCCCTGCCACACAACTGTTAGATAAATTCATTGAAGATAAAGATCAAAAGGCCGCGTTAGCGCATGAAATAAGCACAATGGCAGAACGCCATGCTCAGGAGCTTGCAAAAGGTCAAATTGAAGTTAACAAGATGGAGGCCGCAAGTAGTAGTATGTTTGTTGCGGGTTGGAGGCCGGCAGTTGGTTGGATTTCTGCACTCGGATTTGCGTCGAACTTTATATTGATCCCAATGGCTAATTTTGCCTTGGCTTTAGCCTCTATTGACATTCAAATCCCCATGATCGACACCACCCAGATGATGCCTGTTTTGATGGGCATGCTAGGCCTCGGCACCCTCAGAACCGTCGAAAAGGTTAGAAAAGTTAGTAGAGAGCAGTAATGATTCTGAAACGTATGTTAAAACTGCATGAAGGCGTGAAGAGACACGTCTATCTGTGCTCGGCAGGATACGAAACTTTAGGAGTGGGTCGCAACGTCTCACAATCTGGGTTGGGCTTGTCAGACGAGGAAATAGACTATCTATTAGATAACGATATCAAGCGTGTGACAGAGGAGTTGTCAAGAGAATATGATTGGTTTGATACGCTTGATGAGGTAAGACAAAACGCTCTAATTGATATTTCTTTCAATCTAGGCGCTTCTCGCTTGCGAGGTTTTAAAAACGCTCTACGTGCCATGTCAGAAGATAATTACCGCACTGCGTCAGAAGAGTTTTACGATAGCCGTTGGGCCAAACAAGTAGGCAATAGAGCAAAAAGATTGTGTCAAATGATTAGAACTGGCGAATATCCTCCTGAATTTATTGTATAATTATGTTAGGTGCAGATCTAAAAGATTTTGAGATTTTATCACAACAAGAGCAACAAGAAGCGGTAGCGTTGCTCGCAAAGTATGATCAGATTGAGAAACAAGAAGAGTGTCAAAAAGATTTTATTAAGTTTGTAAAATCACAGTGGCCTGATTTTATTGAAGGCCGACATCACAAAATTATTGGTGAAAAATTTAACAAAATAGCGCAAGGCAAGTTAAAGCGTTTGATTGTTTGTTTGCCGCCACGACACACTAAGTCAGAGTTTGCATCTACGTTTTTTCCTGCGTGGATGATGGGTCTACGCGGTAATCTTAAAATTATACAAACCACACACACCGCAGAATTAGCGGTTCGGTTTGGTAGACGTGTAAGGAACATTATCGACAGCGATGATTATCAGAATGTTTTTCCTAATCTTAGCCTTGAGGCTGATAACAAATCAGCCGGACGGTGGACAACCAATCAGGGCGGCGAATCATTTTACGCGGGTGTCGGAGGAGCCATTACTGGTCGAGGTGCAGACTTACTCATCATCGACGATCCAGTATCTGAACAAGACGCACTGAGTCCGACCGCAATGGACGGGGTGTATGAGTGGTATACCTCTGGCCCACGACAGCGATTGCAGCCTGGTGGCATTATAGTTATTGTAATGACACGTTGGAGCACAAAAGATCTCGTTGGAAAAGTTCTTAAAAAACAAGGAGATGACTACGCAGATCAGTGGGAAGTCATAGAGTTCCCTGCGATTATGCCCGAATCAGACACACCTTTATGGCCTGAGTTTTGGAAAAAAGAAGAACTACTATCTGTAAAAGCATCCTTGCCTGTATCCAAATGGAACGCTCAATGGATGCAAAATCCTACCGCAGAAGAAGGCTCAATTGTTAAAAGAGAATGGTGGAGGCGATGGGAGACAGACGTGCCTGCTTATTCCTACGTCATACAATCTTACGATACTGCGTTTTCTAAAAAAGAAACGGCTGACTATAGTGCTATTACAACATGGGCTGTGTTTGAGTATTTAGATCAAGAGCAAATAATATTGCTAGATGCAAAGCGTGTGCGTCTTGACTTCCCTGAGCTAAAAAAACTAGCATGGGAGGAATACAAATATTGGGAGCCAGATTGTATCTTAATCGAAGCAAAGGCATCAGGCACCCCTCTAACGCAAGAATTAAGGCGTATGGGCATCCCTGTCACTGCTTATACGCCATCGAGGGGACAAGATAAAATTGCTCGTATGAACTCTGTGGCTCCCATTTTTGAGAGCGGTATGGTATGGTGTCCAGATCAGGATTTTGCTGATGAGGTGGTTGAGGAGATGGCATCATTTCCGTATGGAGATCACGATGACTATTGCGATAGTTCAACGATGGCATTGATGCGATTTAGACAGGGTGGTTTTTTATCTTTGGATAATGATTACGTCACCGAGATAAAACCGCTACAACGGAATAGGATGGTGTACTACTGATGGTCATAGAGAGAAAAGAACAAAAATTAGGAACGGCAGACAATCCTGACGTTATGCCAATGGGCTCAGAGGTAGAAGTAATACCTGAGCCAAGTCGCGCGGATCAAATACGAGATGCGGCAGAAATATTGGTTATGGAAGAAAGCATCTTAATTGATGATGAAGCAGACGAGGCATCAACACCCGACATTAGTTTTGATGCAAACTTAGTTGATCAAGTCGATGATGGTGAACTTGCGGCTCTAGCATCGGATGTGTTGAGCGCTATCAAAGCAGACAAAGAGTCTAGATCTGAGTGGGAAAAAACTTACACAGATGGGTTAAAATATTTGGGCATGAAGTTTGATGAAACACGTTCAAGCCCGTTTCAAGGATCAACAGGTGTAATACATCCAATACTCGCAGAGGCTGTTACACAGTTTCAAGCACAAGCATACAAAGAATTACTACCACCAAAAGGGCCAGTAAAGACAGAAATAGTCGGTGCGCGCACGCCAGAAACAGAGGCGCAAGCAGATCGTGTTCAAGAGTTTATGAACTTTTACATCATGAATGTGATGGAGGAATATGATCCAGAGTTAGATATGTTGTTGTTTTATCTGCCATTAGCCGGATCAGCATTTAAAAAAGTATACTTCGACACTGCCTTAAATAAAGCAATGTCTAAATTTATTGAGCCGCAAGATCTGATAGTGCCCTACGAGGCAACAGATATTTTTACTGCTGAACGTGTTACTCATGTTCTCTCGATGTCAAAAAATGAGATTAGAAAACAACAACTTGCAGGCTTCTATGCAGATATTGAGTTGAAAGGCGGCAACATGTCTTACACTCGCGATGAGATAGAAGAAGAGATTGACGACATCGAGGGTATGCATCCATCTTACAAAGAAGATAGAGATCACACGGTCTATGAAGTGCACACGATATTAGATTTGCCAGGCTTTGAAGATGTAGATTCAGGAGGAGAAAACACCGGACTCAAACTTCCTTACATCATTACTATAGATGAGCCATCACAAAAAGTTTTATCTATTCGTCGTAATTACGCAGAAAACGATCCACTTAAACAAAAGATAAATTACTTTGTTCAGTATAAGTTTTTACCTGGCTTAGGTTTTTATGGGTTAGGTTTGTCTCACATGATAGGCGGATTAGCGAAAGCAAGCACTAGTATTCTAAGACAGCTTATCGATGCAGGCACCTTAGCTAACTTACCGGCAGGATTTAAAGCACGCGGCATGAGAATCAGAGATGAAGACGATCCCTTACAACCTGGTGAGTTTAGAGACATAGACACGACAGGCGCATCTCTCAGAGAAAATTTAATACCCTTGCCTATCAAAGAGCCATCAAACGTGTTGATGAATTTGCTTGGTTTGATGGTGGATGCGGGCAAACGATTTGCATCTATCGCGGATACGAACGTCGGAGATGTAAATCAAGCGATGCCCGTAGGCACGACAGTTGCGTTACTAGAGCGCGGAACTAAAGTGATGTCAGCGATTCATAAGCGCTTGCATTATTCACAAAAATTAGAATTTAACCTATTAGCTAAAGTGTTTGGAGAGTTCTTGCCTCCTAGCTATCCGTATATGACAGGTAGCGGGCCACAAGAAATTAAAGGCGCAGACTTTGATGCACGAGTCGATATCATACCGGTATCAGATCCAAATATTTTTTCACAGTCACAAAGAATTACAATGGCACAAGAGCTGTTAGCGATGGTGCAATCAAACCCAGAAATACATGGCCCACAAGGTATTTATGAGGCTTATAGTAGAATGTACGCGGCGCTTGGAGTGGACAATGTGGAGTCTCTTCTGCAACCCCCACCACCTCCACCGCCGCCACCTCCTCCAGTAGATGCAGGTTTAGAAAACAGCGATTTGTTGATGGGACAACCTGCAATAGCGTTTGCGCCACAGAATCATCAAGCTCACGTTGACGCGCACAGATCTTTGTTTTTGACAGATGTAGTAAAACAAAATCCTGTACTACAAGGTAGTATCATGTCGCACATGATGCAACACCTACAGTTTCTAGCAAGTGAATTAGCGCAACAACAAATGCCGCCGGAGGTCATGCAACAAATGTCGCAACTGCAACAAGCTGTCGATTCTGGACAGGCAGACCCGCAGTCAATACAACCAATGATGCAAGAGTTGCAAATGATTAGCGATAAGATATCAGCGCCGATACTGGCACAACTGACACAAGATTTGTTGTTATCGATTGGTCAAGGCACTGATGAAGACCCATTAGTGCAGATAAGGCAACAAGAATTAGAACTGCGTAGAGCTGAGTTAGATGAAGATAATAGGCAATTTGACGAGCGCGAAAATACACGACGCGAGGGTCAATTGTTAGAGAACGAGATAGCTAAACAAAGAATTGCTACGACAAAGCAAGTCGCCGATGACAAACTTGATTTGGCGATTGCACGATTACAGCAACAAGCTGATATTAAGCTATCAGAAATGCAAGCTAAATTTGGAGGTCAACGATGACAACATCATATAAGTTAGATGCCATAAAGCAGTTACGTGCTCAAAAAAAACTCGAAAGAGAGTTAGAAGCAGTAGCGGCAGAAAAAAACCGTAAGGAAAAAGAAGCGGCTCATCAAGCAAACATGGATAGAATCGCTCGCAAGATGCATAAGATTGAAACTGGAGAAGAGTTACCTGCTCCAGAAGTAAAAGAGACACCAAAACCAAAACCAGTGAAGGAGAAGACAGATGCCACTTCAAAAAGGCAAAAGCCAAAAAACGATAAGCAAAAACATAAGCAAGCTAAAAAAAGAGGGCCGAAACCAAAAGCAAGCAGTAGCAATCGCTCTAAATAAAGCGCAAAGCATGAAAGCCGGTGGCGCTGTATATAAGCGCGTGAAAAAAACTGTGCGTGGCGGTGGTGCGGCAACTAAGGGACTTGGTTACCACGAGCTTGTTTAATGGAAGATTTAGATTTAGCGGAAACGATAAAGAAAAATATCGAGGATCGACGTGAACTTATAAAAAATACGTTGATGAACGGTATGTTAAAAGATGTCGAACATTATAAATATTTGCAAGGCGAGCTAAATAGTTTATTATATATAGAACAAACTATGAAAGACTATTACAAAAGGAACTCGCAGTGACAGAAGAATCAGCGGTAGACTATCTACCACAACCAACAGGTTGGCGCATTTTAGTTTTACCTTACACGATGAATGACAAAACTAAAGGCGGTATTGCACTAACAAAAGAGACTTTAGATAGAGAGGCTTTGGCTACCGTGGTAGCAAAAGTGATACGTAAGGGGCCACTTTGTTATAACGTAGAAGAGAAATATGGCGGTAAGCACTGGTGTGAAGAGGGTGATTATATCGCTATTGGTAGATACGCAGGTGCACGATTTAAAATTAAAATGTTTGATGATAAAGGCGATGAGTCAATCTGTGAGTGTCGCATCATCAATGATGACGAAGTTATAGCAACCATTAAAGATCCAGAAGATATAGTAGGTTTCGCATGATAGAAAATACAGCGCAAGAAGCAGAAAACAAAAAACCTGAAGAAGAAATAGCGGTCGAGGTTACGGATGACAACGCGGCACCGCAACAAGCAGAGGGGGAGAGTGATGAACTTGAAAAGTACACTAAGAGCGTTTCTAAAAGGATTAACAAGCTCAATGCCAAAACGAGGGCGGCAGAGGAAAGAGCGGCTCAACTCGAAAGGCTTGCGATGGAAAAAGAGAAGGAGCTCCAACAATACAGAGCTTATTCTCAACAACAGTCATCTGCAATATTGGCAAAAGAGGAGGAGGCTCTCAACGCAAAAAGTGCACAGGTCGATGATATCTACCGTAAGGCCGTAGAGAGTGGGGATCCCGACTTAATGTCAAAGGCAGATAGCCTTAAAAATGACATTAGTATACAAAAAGAAAAGTTGAGAGTTGCAAAAACCAAACAACCGCAACCTCAAGAAAATTATCAACCATATCAAGAACAGCCGGCACAACAGCCACAGCAACAAGCAGAGCAACCTGTAGAACCGACCGAGCAAGCAAAAAAATGGCACGCGAAAAATTCTTGGTATGGTAACGCTGATGACGAAGAGCATACGCAAGCCACACAGTTTGCCTATTTTACGCACTTCAATTTAATTAATGAGGGTTTTGAACCTGATAGCGAAGAATATTACGAAGCACTAGATTCTCGCGTGAAAAAAGTTTATCCTAATCTGGTCAGCGAGGACAATCTCGCTGAAGAAGAAAATGTCGAAGCAAAAGAAGAGCGACCCGCCGTGCAAAGAGTCGCATCTACCACTACAAGTGGTCGGCAACAAACACGAGGCAAATCGAACGGAGTGAAGTTTACAAAGTCCGAAGTCGAGCGCCTTAGAGGTCTTAAGCCGCATAATATGTCAGAAGAACAATGGCTGAAAGTTGTGGCAAAAGAGAAGCAAAAGATAGCTCAAAGAGAGGCAAGATAATGGCAGAAAACTCAGTACGTTCATCGCGTGAAAGCCGACAACACGATAAACAAGTAAGGCGAAAACCGTGGTCACCAGTGCGAAAGCTTGATACGCCACCTGCACCTCCTGGTTACACCTATCGGTGGATAAGGGAGTCAATGCTAGGACAGGAGGATAGAGCAAATGTCTCACGAAGGATTAGGGAAGGTTGGGAGCTTGTAAGAGCAGAAGACTTACCACCTGAGTGGGGACAAACTCTACCAACTATGGACAGCGAAGGCAGACACTCTGGTGTGGTATATAATGAGGGTCTACTCCTCGCGAAAATACCTAACGAGACGGTCGCTGAGAGAAACGCTTACTACAGTGATAAAACTGAGCAAGCAAAAGATGCATTGGATAACACAATGTTTAATGAAACACGAGGCGACTCCAGATACGTTAAGTATGATCCGAAGAGAGACACAAAGGTAACTTTCGGAAAACAATAAGGAGTCCAACATGGCTAATAAAGATGCCGCGTTTGGGATGAAGCCAGTCAAAATGATTGGTGGTGCGCCTTACTCAGGAGGTCAGAGCCGATATCGTATAGCCGCAAACTATGGAACGTCAATATTTCAAGGCGACATGGTTGCTCAGGTAACTGGCGGTGGTATCGAGGTGCACGCTGATGGTGGTACAGTCCCAATAGTAGGAGTTTTCAATGGATGCCAATTCACTGATCCTACAACAAAAGAGCAAGTTTTTAGTAATCATTACCCTGCGTCAACAAACGCTAGTGATATCATTGCATTTGTAATTGACGATCCTATGGTCGTTTTTGAAATTCAATGTAACGCCGCGTTCCCTGTCGCAGATCTATTCGGCAATTTCGACATTGTTTACACAACCGCAGGAAGCACCGTAACTGGTATTTCTGGAGCGGAGCTTAATGTATCAGATGGCGCAACAGGAACTAGTCTTGCTGTTAAAGTCATTGACATAAGTGAAGATCCAGAAAACAGCGATGTTTCTTCTGATTCGACCAATGTCTATTGTGTAATTCAAAATCACGTATTTGGCGTTAAAGGCGCCGGATTAGCATAAGGAGGCTAACAGATGGCAATTTCAAGAGCACAACTCGCTAAAGAGTTAGAGCCTGGCCTCAATAGCCTTTTTGGTATGAGCTATGACTCGTATGATCGAGAGTACGAAGAGATCTTCTCTATCGAAGATTCTCAGAGAGCTTTCGAGGAAGAGGTTTTGATAACAGGATTTGGTTCTGCCCCAACTAAAACAGAAGGTGCAGGTGTAGTATTTGATAATGCAAGCGAAGGCTTTACAGCACGTTATACACACGACACTGTAGCATTAGCATTTGCTTTGACTGAGGAGGCTGTAGAAGATAACTTGTACGACTCTTTAGGAAAGCGATATGTTAAGGCGTTAGCGCGATCTATGGCTAACACTAAAGAAGTGAAGGGTGCAGACGTACTTAACAACGCTTTCTCTTCAAGCTTTTTAGGCGGAGACGGTAAGAGTCTTATCGCTACTGATCACCCACTTGCGGGTGGTGGTTCAGCCGCTAACAGAGCAACAACAATGGCAGATCTCAACGAAACGTCTTTGGAAGATTCATTGATTGATATATCAACTTTCACAGATGATAGAGGTCTAACCATTAGTGTACAGGCGACTAAGCTTGTTGTTCCACCGCAGTTGGTATTCGTAGCTGACCGTATCTTGAACTCAACATTACGTTCAGGCACAGCAGACAACGACATCAACGCGATTAAGAACACAGGTGTGTTGCCAGGTGGATACACAGTAAACCACTATTTGACTGATCCAGACGCTTACTTCATCTTAACTTCTGTTACAGATGCAGGTGAGGGACTGAAAATGTTCCAGAGAACAGCAATGGAGACTTCAATGGAGCCAGACTTTACTACTGGCAACATTAGATACAAGGCTCGTGAGCGATTCTCATTTGGATTCAGCGATTGGAGAGGTGTATACGGATCTCAAGGAGCATAGAACTCCCCTGAGAAAAACCCTCCCTTTGGGTTTGGATGAAAGGGGGCTTCGGCCCCCTTTTTTTTCAAGCTGATTTAGAATAAGATGTAGATGTCTAATGGTAATTACATGGGGTAATTACTGGTTTCATAGGAGGAACTGTTATGACAACACATTTTACTTCAGGCGTTACAAACGTCGGTGCAGGCGGCACGCTTGGCAAGATCAAGCAACCCGACCCCACCAAATATCACACTTACTTCAATGACTTTGACGTTTACACGTCAGGTGATTGGACAGTAACAACAACCGAAGCCGGCTCAGGTTCAGCAACAGAGGCAATCATCGATGGTGATGGCGGTCTATTAGCGCTTACTAATGCGGCGGGCGACGATGATAACGATTTCTTACAGTTAAAAAAGGAGACTTTTAAGTTCGAGTCTACTAAGCAATTGTATTTTAAGGCTAGATTTAAGACTTCAGACGCCGATGCGTCAGACGTAGTTATGGGTCTTCAGCTAACGGATACAAGTCCCTTAGATGTGACCGACGGTATTTTCTTCTTATTAACTGACGGCTCTACTACGCTTCAGTTTATTGTAGAAAAAGACGGAACTCAAAGCACTTTGGATCTACCTACCGTGATGGCAGATGACACGTTCACTACCGTTGGCTTTGTGTATGATCCTAAAGATCTGAAGTTTCATGTCTTCCAAAACAACGTCTTAGCGGGAACGGTTGCTTCTACTAACGCTCCAGATGACGAAGAGCTTAACGTATCTTTCGGAATACAAAATGGCGCTTCTGCGGCGAAAGTAATGACAATCGATTACGTGTTAGCGGGTAAAGAGCGTACTGCTGATACTGAATTGTAAGGAGGTGTATCATGGCTGATGCGGTCACTTCTCAAACAATACAAGACGGCGCTAGAAAAGCTGTTTTGAAATTTACTAACGCTAGTGATGGCACTGGCGAAAGTGCAGTAAAAAAAGTGGATGTATCTGCTTTAGAGGCAAATCATTTAGGTCAGGCTTGCAGCGGTGTCACCATCAACAAAATTTGGTGGCAGTGTACGGGCATGGCGGTAAAGGTAGAGTTTGATGCCTCAACAAATGTATTAGCGATAGGATTGTCAGAAGACAGTAATGGTTATCACGATTACTCAGATTTCTCTGGCATACCTAATAATGCAGGATCAGGAGTCACAGGTGACATAGATTTTACAACTGTGGGTCATGGTAGCGGCGACACTTATATGATTATTTTGGAACTAATCAAGAGTTATGGCTGATACAAGTGATGTAACGCGCACAAAATCAGGAAGGCTCACCTATCGTGGTGAGTCTTTTCCTGGTTACAATAAACAAGTGCGTGATAGTGGTGGCAGAAAAAAATTTAAAGTGTTAGCAAAAAAGGGAGATCAGGTGAAGATTGTTCGCTATGGTGATCCCAACATGAAAATTAAAAAAAGCAATCCAGAGAGACGCAAAAGTTTTAGGGCACGACATAACTGTGATGCAGTTGAAAAGAAAAAAGACGTTTTCGCGGCTTCTTACTGGTCTTGCAAAAATTGGTGATGTAAATGGCAGTAGAAGATGATTTACAAACGCTAGATGAGATAGGTAGAGCCGCACAAGAATACGGATCAAGCGTCTCGCCGTATGCAGGTCTACAAGATTATTTGTTACAGCGACCTGTTTTTGCCCGTGGTGATAGAGAGAGCATACAGGTGCCTACGCTGAGAACGCTCGATGCCCCAGATTATACACAAGAAGATGAAAGACGCAGAGTCGAAGAGTTACTTGCTAATCAAAGGGCACAGCAAACTTCTACCTTTGAGACGGCTTTATCAGATCTCAAAAAAACTTTACAAGAAGAAAATTTAGCATCTGCAAAAGCGGAGGCAGGCCAAAGATCTGCACTCACACAACAACTTGAAGATCAACTTGCAACTATCAAAGCAGAGGTTGAAGAAAGACAAAAAGCTTTGGAAGCGCAGGGTATCACTGAGAGACAATCGTTACGAGATGAAAGACAAAAATTATTAGATGATTTGCAGGCTAATATTGATACTGCAAAACAAGAGCTTGCTGAATCACAGGCAAAAGTAAAAGAGGCGCAAGATAAATCGTTAGGTGATCTCAAAGACACACAATCGTCATTAGTCGCTGATCTAAAAGAGAGAATGTCTTCCTTAGGAGGTGATTTAACCGCCATAAAAGAGGATATAAGGGCTGAATTAGATAAAAGAGATGAAAACCTTACGGGCACACAAAAAGAAGCCGCAGATGC